CAAATACGCCAACACCTACATATACTCCAACACCAACTCAAACTGCAACACCATTATATTGTGATTTTAGTTATTATGTTAACGCAATCACTCCAACTCCAACATCAACATCATTAGCGTGTGATTTCACATATGAAGTCGAATTATTTACAAATACCCCAACACCAACCCCAACACCAACTCCAACACAAACAATAACACAAACACCAACACAAACTGAGACGCCAACACAAACACCAACACAAACTGAGACGCCAACACAAACTCCAACACCAACACAAACTGAGACGCCAACACAAACCCCAACACAAACCCCAACATCCTCTCCATTACCACCAACAGTTGAGTATTTCCAAGATTGTTGTGATAGTCTTACCGTATATAAAGTTGGTGGTGTATCAACCCCTATTATTGTTGGTAACACTTATTACATCAACACTGATGGATTTAGTGGTTGTGGGACTGCGGTAAGTGGTCCACCATATAATAGTCAATCTTTAATTATTAGTGTTACATCATACTCAAATTGTGTTCTGTGTGAGGTAGACAATCCTTGCCCAACACCAACACCAACACCAACAATGACAGTAACACCAACAAATACTCAAACCCCAACGGTTACACAAACACCGACGGTTACTCAAACACCAACTAATACACCAACAAATACTCAAACCCCAACTAATACACTTACACCTACACCTACTCCAACAGTTTGTATTCCACAAATGATATATAGTGGTGAAAAATTTATTAATATACCACTTCATACTAGTGCGTCTTTCAAACCGGATGGTACGATATTATATATTGCAATTCATAATGGTTCACCAACTGATAGTGTATGTGCTTATTCATTATCAACACCGTGGGATGTTTCAACAATTACATTACCACTAATAGGATGTTCAATTGCTGTTCCGGTAATTTCCGGATTAACCCCTACTAGTGTAATTGGTCATCATTTTTCACCGGACGGTAGTAAATTATTTGTAGTTGAGACAGCATCAAAAAGTGTCCTTAGATATATATTATCAACATCGTGGGATGTTACAACATCTAGTTATTCACCCGGTGACTTATTTACTATAGTTGGTTTAACTCCGTCACATATTGATTTTACCCCTGACGGTTTATTTATGTTTGTTACTGTTACGGGTAGCCTTCTTAAAAAATATAGTTTAACCACACCTTGGGTTATAAATACGGGGGTTGTGGAAATTCAATCAATTTCCAACTCAATTGTTTCCGATTTTACTTTTCAAAATAGTGGAACTTATTTGTTTTCAATAGTATCAGGTCCAAGTATAAGAAGACAAACACTATCTACACCGTATGATTTAACTTCAATTGTTCCTGTTTTAACTCAGACAGAAAATGTAAGTAGTTTTATTTCAGGAGGTAATCTTTATTCTCTTAATTTTAAAGATGGTTATAAAGGGTTTATTGGTGGTTATTACTCAACCGGTTTGAACGGAATTACAGCTTTTAATCTTACCTGTGAATACGATATTAGCGGGACTTTAATATTACCAACACCTACTCCAACACCAACTCAGACGGTTACACCAACCAATACAGTTACTCCAACACCAACATTACCACCATCGTTTGTTTCAGTATGGAGAACAACAACACCATCTGAAAGTATTACATTACCATATTCACCATCAGGAACATATAGTGGAACAATAGATTGGGGCGACGGTAGTATATCCGCTAACACATATGCAAATAGAACACACACATACTCATTATCAGGTAATTCTACTGTTACAATTTATGGAACAACTAATGGTTGGGCGTTTGGTAATACTGGTGACATATTAAAAATTAGAGAAGTTTTAAAATGGGGACCATTAAAAATTAGTAATGGTGCTCAAGTTTTTAGAGGATGTAGTAATTTAGTATTAACCGGTGTTACGGACACTATTGATTTAACAAGTGTTAATAATTTAATTTATATGTTTGGAGGTTGTTCATCTCTTACAACCATCAACAACGTTAATAGTTGGAATGTTTCAGGAATTACCGTTATGAGTAATATGTTTCAATCATCAACTTTTGACGATGATATAAGTTCTTGGAGTGTTTCAAATGTTACAGATATGAATCGTATGTTCCAATTTGGAGCATTTAACCATAATATAAATTCGTGGAATGTTTCAGGGGTTACAAGTATGGAAAATATGTTTAGACAATCTTCTTTTAATCAACCATTATCAGGTTGGAATGTTTCAAAGGTTACATCTACTATGGCAGGTATGTTTGATGGAACCTTATTTAACCAAGATATAAGTATGTGGAATGTTTCAGGGGTTACAAGTATGAGTGGTATGTTTAGATACACCCCATTTAATTATTCTCTTAATAATTGGAATGTTTCAAAGGTAACAAATATGTCTAATATGTTTTATGGTGCGTCATTTAATTTACCATTATCAGGCTGGAATGTTTCAAAGGTTACAAATATGAATTCTATGTTCGCATCAACTTCACAATTTAACCAAAACATTAATTCGTGGAATGTTTCAGGTGTTACAGATATGGGTTCTATGTTTTATCAAAACGCATATTTTAACCAACCATTATCCGGATGGAGTGTGTCAAACGTTAGAAATATGTCTTTTATGTTTTACAATTCACCATTTAATTATCCTATTGGTAATTGGGATGTTTTAAATGTTACAGGAATGACATCTATGTTCCAAAGTTCATCATTTAACCAAGACATCGGAAATTGGAATATATCGGGAGTAACCAATTTCACTGATTTTATGTTTGCAAAAACACCGATTACATTCTCAACAATAAATTTAGATTCTATTTATAATGGATGGCAAACCAAAACACCGCAAACCGGATTAACAATTAATTTTGGTTCTGCAAAATACACATTAGCGAGTCAACCGGGTAAAGATATACTAACAGGTTCAACTATGAGCGGTGGATATGGTTGGACAATAACAGATGGGGGGATATAATATATGGGAACAATTTTAAAAATATTATCAATAAATTACGACGGACAATTCGCCGACATTACCTTTTACCCTTGTTCGGGTGGGAGTATTAATATCGGTGAAGTTAACTTACCATATAATTATTATTCGGAAAATTACTACGGAACATATAACATTTATTTACTTGATTCGGGTAAAACTTGTTTGTTAAATGTTCCTTGTTTAACACCTACGCCTACTCCAACAACAACAATGACATTAACTCCAACAAATACTCCAACACCAACAAACACACCCGCACCAAATTGTGATTTATTAGGTTTAGATATTACAACCCCAACCCCAACTCCAACACCTACAATGACACCAACACCAAGTTCTACACCATTATTACCATTTATATCTGTGTGGAGAACAACATCTCCGTCTGAGAGTATAACATTACCTTATTACGGTTTAGATTATTCAGGAACCATTGATTGGGGTGATGGAAATTTTTCGGCGAATACATTTGCAAATAGGACACATATTTATACAACTCCTGATGACTATGTAATAACTATTACAGGTAAAGTTAATGTGTGGTCGTTTTATTATACACCAACAAGTAAACTTAAAATAAGAGAAATAACACAGTGGGGATGTCTTAACATAACTCAACTATCATATAATTTTTATGAGTGTTCTAATTTAATATTAACAGGTGTTACTGACACTCTAAATTTATCTCAAGTGACAAATTTAACATATATATTTCGTGGATGTTCGTCTATTACAACCATAAATAATATTAATAATTGGGATGTTTCTAACATTACAGGTATGTCAGGAATGTTTGGTCAAAGTAATTTTAACGATAACATTAATAATTGGGATGTTTCGGGAGTTGAGGATATGAGTTATATGTTCCAAGGAGCAACATCTTTCAACGAACCATTATCTGGTTGGACTGTTTCAGGTGTTACAAATATGTCGAATATGTTCCAAGGAACAACATCTTTCAACCAACCATTATCAGGTTGGAACGTTTCAAATGTTGCGTCTATGACATATATGTTCCAAAATTCACAATTTAATCAAGATATTAATAATTGGGATGTTTCAAGTGTTATTTATATGAATTATATGTTTAACGGCACACCGTTTAATCAACCGTTGTCAGGTTGGAATGTTTCAAATGTTACAAGTACGTATTATATGTTTGCTAGCACCCCATTCAATCAACCAATCGGAAATTGGGATGTCTCAAAAGTGGTTAATATGGAGGGTATGTTCCAAAACGCAACATCCTTCAACCAACCAATTAATAATTGGAATGTTTCAGGAGTTACCAATATGACATCAATACTCCAAAGCACTGATTTCAACCTACCATTATCCGGATGGAATGTTTCAAATGTCTATAATATGACTTTTATGTTTGCCAATTCACCATTCAATCAACCAATTGGGAATTGGAATGTTTCGGGTGTTACAAATATGGTAGGTATGTTCCAAGGAGCAACATCGTTCAATCAACCATTATCCGGATGGAATGTAAGTAACGTTAATAGTATGAGGCAAATGTTTAATACTGCTACCGACTTTAACCAACCTATTGGGTCTTGGAATGTTTCGGGGGTTACAGATTTGGGTTATATGTTTTATGCGTCATCATTTGACTATCCATTATCTGGGTGGAATGTTTCAAAAGTTACAGATATGACTTATATGTTTGCCAATTCCCCATTCAATCAACCAATCGGAAATTGGGATGTCTCAAAAGTTAAAAATATGTCAGGTATGTTTGTCAATACATCATTTGATTATCCGATTGGGAATTGGACTGTTTCAGGGGTAACAAATATGAGTAATATGTTTCAAAACGACCAATATTTTAATCAACCATTATCTGGATGGAACGTCTCAAATGTTGTTGATATGACATCTATGTTCCGAAATTCACAATTTAATCAAGATATTAATAATTGGGATGTTTCAAGTGTTATTTATATGAATTATATGTTCGCATCTTCCCTATTTAATCAACCATTATCCGGATGGAATGTTTCAAATGTTGGTGATATGAACAATATGTTTTATAATTCGGAGTTCAATTACCCTATTGGAAATTGGGATGTATCTAATGTTGTTAATATGAACAATATGTTTAATATTAATACATATTTTAACCAAGATATTGGAAATTGGAGTATATCAAATGTAACTAATTTTACTGACTTTATGTTAGGTAAAACACCATTAACATTCTCAACAACAAATTTAGATTCAATCTATAGTGGATGGTCAACTAAAAATCCGTATACAGGAAGAACAATAAATTTTGGAAGTGCTAACTACACAATATCCGGAGGACAACCAGGTAAAAATACATTAACGGGTTCAACTATGAGTGGAGGATATGGTTGGACAATAACTGATGGAGGAGGAATTTAATATTATGAAAACTTTTGAAATATTTACAACAAATTACGACGGGTATATCGGAGATATAAGTTATTCCGCATATACCGGAGGAACTATTAGTTTAGGTTCACAGTTATTACCATACGATTATAATACAGATTATTATTATGGAACATATACCGTATACATACCTTTTTATAATAAAACCTGTATTTTAGATTATCCGCCACCTTCTTGGGATTTAATCGGTGATACGTTAATATTGTTCATTTCAAGTTGGAAAACCGACAATGAAGGTTTTACTAACACTAATCAAATTGGTATTGTGTTAGACCCATCAGGAACTTTTAATTTTGTAATTGATTGGGGTGATGGAAATACAGACACAATAACATCATATAGTCAACCTGAGCTTATACATACTTACAATGTTATAGGAACATATACTATACGTATGTTTGGAGTAATTGACGGGTTTAATATAGGAAATTATGCTGGTGATTATGGTAAAATTTTAAGTGTTCAACAGTGGGGTGATGTAAAATTAATTGATGGTGGATATCAATTTTATTATTGTTTTAATTTAGATTTATCTACCGTAATCGATACTTTAGACACTTCAAATCTGACTAATATCGACGCTATGTTTGCAGAATGTTATAGTTTAACATCTGTAAATAATATACAATCGTGGGACATTTCTAATATAACAAGTTTATCTTATTTATTCTCCGGATGTATATTATTTAATCAAAACTTAAATAATTGGGATATTTCGGGAATTACAAATATAAGTGGAATGTTTTATTTGACAAGTTATAATCAACCATTATCCGGGTGGAATGTTTCAAATGTTCAATACACAAATTATATGTTTAGTAATTCTCAATTTAATCAACCATTATCCGGATGGGATGTTTCAAATGTTGTTGATATGAGTAATATGTTTGAGTCTTGTCCATTTAACCAACCAATCAATAATTGGAATGTTTCAGGTGTTACAAATATGGGTTATATGTTTAATGGGTCATCATTTAATCAACCATTATCCGGATGGGATGTTTCAAATGTTACAGATATGAGTTATATGTTCTATAACAACTCAATATTTAATCAACCTATTGAAAATTGGAATGTTTCAAATGTTACAAATATGAGTGGTATGTTCTATTACAACTCAGCATTTAACCATCCAATTGGGAATTGGAATGTTTCGGGTGTTACCAATATGAGTTATATGTTCTATTACAACTCAACATTTAACCATCCAATTGGGGATTGGAATGTTTCGGGTGTTACCAATATGTCGGGTATGTTCTCTAATAATCAAATATTTAATCAACCATTATCCGGGTGGAACGTCTCAAATGTTACCAATATGTCGAATATGTTCTATTCCAACTCAACATTTAATCAACCATTATCAAGTTGGACTGTTAGTAATGTAACAAATATGTCAGGTATGTTTTATAATAATAGAATATTTAACCAACAAATTGATAATTGGGATGTATCTAAAGTTACAAATATGAGTTATATGTTTTTTAACAGTTTATTTGACCAACCATTATCCGGATGGAATGTTTCTAAAGTTACTCTTATGTTTTCCATGTTTAATAATTCTCAATTTAATCAAAATATAAATAATTGGAATGTTTCTGGAGTTACAAATATGAGTGATATGTTCTCTAATAATCAAATATTTAATCAACCATTATCCGGGTGGAATGTTTCAAAGGTTACAAGTATGAGTAATATGTTTGCCACTTCATCATTCAATCAACCAATTAATAATTGGAATGTGTCGGGTGTCACAGATATGGGTGCGATGTTCTATCAATCTCAATTTAATCAACCATTATCCGGGTGGAATGTTTCAAATGTTATTAGTTTGTTTAATATGTTTAGGGGTTCAAAATTTAATCAACCTATTGGAAATTGGGATATTTCTAAAGTATCTAATGTTGTGTATATGTTTTATGAAAACCAATATTTTAAACAAAATTTAGGGAATTGGAACATATCAGGTGTTACAAATTTTTATTATTTTATGGGAACTAAAAACCCTATTACTTTTTTCACATACAATTTAGATAGTATTTATAATGGGTGGGTAACAAAAAACCCACAAATAGGGATACAGATTAATTTTGGTAGTGCAAAATACACATCAGCTGGTTTGGCGGCAAGGACAACCCTTGTAACAACTTATTTTTGGTCAATTAGCGACGGAGGAATGTTAACTTAATTTATGGAATATATATATAGAATATCGACAAATAATTATACCGGATATACCGCCGATATAACTTTTAATCCATCAACAGGTGGAACAATTAATATTGGTACGGTTACATTACCGTATGATTACCCTACAGATTATCCGTATGGTGATTATTATATATACATACCGGCAACAGGTGTATCGGGGTCTTTGAATAATCCCCCACCAACACCTTAATTTATACGAACTAACAATATATGAGTACAACTTTAGAAATATTAACTGCGAATTATAACGGACAATTAGCCGATATAACCTTTTTCCCTTGTTCGGGGGGGGTTATAAATATTGGTGAAGTTACATTACCGTATAATTACGAATCCGAAAATTATTATGGAACTTACATTATTTACGTAATGTATTACGATGAAACTTGCTCGTTGGATATTCCTTGTATATCATTAACACCGACAAATACACCGACAAATACACCGACACCTACTATTACAGATACTCCAACTCAAACACCAACTCAAACTAATACTGTTACACCAACTAATACTGGAACACCAGCACAAACCCCAACACAAACGACAACGCAGACACAAACACAAACACCTTCCAATACAGCTACACCTACTAACACTATCACTCCAACTCAAACTCCAACTAAGACTCATACTCCCACACCAACAAATCGCCCTACAACAACACCAACAATGACACCAACAAATACTCCTACACAAACAAATACTCAAACAAATACGCCAACAAATACGCAAACGCAAACACAAACGCAAACTCAAACCACTACACAAACTCCGACTAACACTCCAACACAAACACAAACTCAAACACAAACACCGTCACCATTACCTCCAACAATTGGGTATTTTGAAGATTGTTGTTACCCATCTATAATATATAAAGTGGGTGGAATAATATATCCTGTTTTTATTGATAACTTCTATTATATAGAGACTACCGGATATAGTGGTTGTGTTAAAGCAATAAATCCTACGTCATTTAACAGTCAATATGAAATTATTAGTTTAACTTCATATGTGAGTTGCCTTATTTGTCAATTAGACCACGAATGTATTTTACCTACACCTACACCAACTCCAACTCAAACTGTGACTCCAACGGTAACGCCAACAGTAACTCCAACAATTTCAACAACACCAACAAATACTCCTACACAAACACAAACACAAACTTCAACACCAACACAAACACCTACCAATACACCAACAAACACTCAAACACAAACTCAAACACAAACACAAACTCAAACTTCAACACCGACACAAACACCTACTCAAACTCCGACTAACACTCCAACCAAAACTCAAACTCCAACAACAACAACGACATTAACCGCAACACCAACTCAGACTCAAACTCCAACAAACACTCAAACACCAACAAAAACTCAAACACCAACACCAACAAAAACAATGACTCAAACACCTACTAATACTCAAACACAAACACCAACCAAAACTCAAACACAGACGCCTACAAACACACCAGTTTGTTCAGCACCTCAAATGTTAGGTGTTACATTGTCATCAGGTTCAATTTTATCTGTTTCGATTATTCCGGGACCAAATTGTAGTGGTATTTTTATGATATATTCTTATGATAATATAAACTTTAATTCTGCTGTGGCAACTCCAAGTAACTGTACATCACCGTTTACTTTTGACTCTCTTACTACAACAGGAAATGTTTATGTAAAAGTGGGTCAATTATGTACATCAGGTGGTATTAGCGCATATTCTGAAGTTTTCCCATATTTCTTCCCAACCCCAACTCCGACACCAACACCAACAAATACACAAACGCCTACTAAAACTCCAACCAACACTCCAACTAAAACTCAAACCCCAACAACAACAACAACATTAACTGCAACTCCGACTCAGACTCAGACGCCAACTAAAACTCCTACTAACACTCCAACCAAAACACAAACACAAACTCCAACTAAAACTCAAACTCCAACAACAACAACAACATTAACTGCAACTCCGACGCAAACACAAACGCCTACTAAAACTCCTACACAAACACCTACTCGAACAAACACTCCAACGCCAACAACATCGTGTGGTGTTACATTAATTTCTACCACATATGTTTCAGGAACCACTTGGAATTATAATTTCACAACAGCAGGTTCTTGTGGAACACTTTTACCGGAATATTCGTCTGATAATATAACTTGGACTTTGGGTGGTGCAGGTGGTTGTACTTCACCTAGGTCGGCAATAACCGGTATTAATAGTGGAACAATATACTTTAGAATGACATTATTTTGTTCGTCTCTTACGGGAGTTTCAAATGTTATTACTTATGTGTTCCCATCACCAACACCTACACCTACAAGAACTCAAACACCAACACCAACAAAAACACCTACACCTACACCGACTGAAACACCACCTGGAGTAACTTGTGTATGTTATGAATTATATTGGTCTCCACCAGGTGGTCCTTTCTTTGGTTCAACAACTTTTGATTATATTGATTGTGAAGGGTTCCCTGCAAGTTCCTTTGCTAACAATATGGGTGATTCACCGAATATTTGTGCTCAAGAAAACACTATTTCATTTGGCGGTGGTGACAATTCAGGTGGTTGGCTTCCATCAATATATAATTGTTGCGCAACAAATATTACATTAGGATATAGAGTGTCAAATGCTGTATGTTCGTTACCTGGTTGGGCGTTAGTTAATCAATGTATAAATCGTTCCGCAATTTTAGGTTTATGTGACGCAACCGAATTATATGATGATGATATATCCGGTAATTGTACCTTCGCATTTGCAGCTGCGGGTTATTATAAAACCACTGATAACTTTAGTAGAAGATATTGGGATGGAACCGCATTTACGGGTGCTTGTTTTTCGTGTGGTTGTTTAGTTGTTAATACAGTAATAACATTATCTGATGGTTCAACTAAATTAATACAAGATGTTCAAGTTAACGACATACTTAAATCTATTGATGTTTCAGGAATGCCACAACCATCAAACGAATGGTACTCTTGGAGTAGTGACACTTTAAATTATGTAGAATCAACCTCTACAGTAATTAATTTTACAATATATGAATTTGATTCGGTTATTAATATTAATAACGATAAATTAATTGCGACTGATTCTCATAACCACGTTGTTAAACAAAATGGTGTTTGGTATATCAGAACAACATCTGATTTAAATGTTGGTGATGTATTATTAGATATTGACAATACTGAATTTGAAATCACATCATTAGTGACAATTACAGAATCAACAACAGTTTATAACGTTGATGTGAATAATAGTAATTTATATTTTGCGAATAATGTCTTAACTCACAATAAGTAAAACAGATACTTATTAGAACAAAGTAAACTATTTATATAAGGAAAATTATATTTAAATTTAGAATATGGAAAATAATGAAAATAATGATTTAACGGTTTGGCAAAGGTTATCAAGAGCCTTTGGACCAAACGCGTTATTAAATCAAGACTACCCAACATATAAGTTAGATAAGAAAGAGTTGTTAAAGACAACATCACAAGCGGAATATGAAAGAGAAAAATTACAAGCTCAACAAACATATTACCTATCTAACCAATGGACTAAGATTGAAAGTAATCTATACACTCAAGCAGTTTATTATGAACCAACTCGTTTGGCTTCATTTTACGATTATGAATCTATGGAATACACCCCTGAGATATCAGCGGCATTAGACATCTATGGTGAAGAATCAACAACTGTTGATGAGAATGGATATATGTTACAAATTTATTCTGAATCAAAAAGAATAAAATCTATACTAGCCGATTTATTCAATAACGTATTAGACGTTAATACGAATTTAACTATGTGGACAAGAAATACTTGTAAGTATGGTGATAACTTTGTTTATTTAAAATTAGATTCAGATAAAGGTATTGTTGGTTGTATGCAATTACCAAACATTGAAATAGAACGTTTGGAAAGAGGTATGGCAGCAAAATCTGCAACTATAGATGAACCTGCAGAACACAAAGGATTAAGATTTAAGTGGAAGGCAAAAGATATGGAGTTTAACTCTTGGGAAGTTGCCCACTTCCGTTTATTAGGTGACGATAGAAAACTTCCATACGGAACGTCAATGTTAGAAAAAGCAAGACGTATTTGGAAACAATTATTATTATCGGAAGATGCGATGTTAATTTATAGAACTTCAAGAGCACCGGAAAGACGTGTGTTCAAAGTATTCGTTGGTAATATGGATGATAAAGATGTTGAGGCTTACGTACAACGTGTTGCAAACAAATTTAAACGTGACCAAGTTGTTGATGCTAAAACAGGTAATGTCGATATGAGATTCAACCAAATGGCTGTTGACCAAGATTACTTTATTCCTGTTAGAGACCCAGCGGCGGCATCACCAATTGATACGTTACCGGGAGCAACAAACTTATCTGAAATTGCCGATATAGAATATATCCAAAAGAAATTATTAACCGCTCTTCGTGTTCCTAAAGCATTTTTAGGATTTGAAGAAACTGCCGGTGATGGTAAGAATTTATCATTACAGGATATTCGTTTTGCAAGAACAATCAATAAGATTCAAAAATCAATGATTGCCGAATTAAATAAAATTGCAATCATTCATTTATTCTTATTAGGGTTTGAAGATGAGTTATCTAACTTTACGTTAGGACTAACCAATCCATCATCCCAAGCAGATTTATTAAAGAATGACCTTTGGAAAGAAAAAATTGCATTATACCAACAAGCCGTTGCGGCAATTGCGGGTATTGCTCCGGTATCTGTATCGTGGGCTAAGAAACATATTTTAGGATTCTCTGATGAGGAAATCAAACTTGATTTACAACAACAAAGAATTGAGATGGCTGTCGGAGCTGAATTAACAAATACGGCAACTATCATAACACATACAGGTATCTTCGATAATATCGATAAATTATATGGTAACCCTGCATCCGGAGCAACTGCCGGTGGTGCGGCACCATCATCCCCACCACCACCGGGAGGTGGAGGAGGTTTCGGCGGAGGTGGAGACTTAGGTGGAGGAATGGAAGATTTAGGTGGACCTGAACCAGGACCTGAACCGGGTGGACCTGAACCGGGTGGAGCCCCTGAGGCGGCAGCTCCCGAAGCAGAAGTAACTCCTGAATCATTTAATAGAGATAATTTAAAAATATTGGTAGAAAGAAGTAATATGACAGAAGATGATTCATACATTGATTTATCCAAAGGTGGAAACTCTTTAGGAGAAATTGAAGCTCAATTAGGTAAACTTCTAAAAGATTAGATATTTATAAATAAAAAAACTTATGAACTTCGGTATATTAAAAACAAAAATAGAAAGAGTGTTGTTAGAATCATACGCTAACGACACATTTAAAGACGAAATAAAAAATTTCAAAAAATATGTTTTAGAAAACAAAAACATAAGTAAATTATTTTATTTATACGATGAATTAAATTCTCCAAAAGCATTAAGTGAATCTTACGCCAGAGAGTTTATTAACGAAAGTATTAAAATGTATGAGAACACAATCAATAAAATCAAGCAATCTGATTTAAATAAAATAAAATCTTGGGTTGGTAATAAACAGATAGAGAATCAATATGAGACTATCGATACGTTGTTTTCTTCAGATATATTAACGATTGAATCTAAAATTAAATGTAGAAACATTCTGTCAGAATCTCTTAGAAAATTACCGGTGGTGAAAACAGAAGGGATTGATTTACCGTTAACAACAATGGTAAGTGTTGCAAACAAAACTATTAAAAGTTATATTGATGGTTTAACTGAATCTGACAAAAAAGAATTAATGTCTTTATTGTCTGAAGATGATTCAACATTGAATGAAAAATACGTTACACTTAAAGAAGGTGTAGTTACGAAACTAACGGAAATGAAGAATGCTAGCACTGATTCAACAATGCAAATAAGAATTGAGGATACTATCTCAAAAGTAATTTCTGAAAAATACGACAAACTTACGTACTTCAAACTTAAAAACCTTAAAGAAAATCTTTAATTATCGTCTGATTTAAATTTTTTCTGAACATACTTAGCTTTTGAAAGACCATCACGTTTAATTACTGATGGTTTTTTAAATTCTTTTCGTTTTGATAATTCAGAGCTTTGACGGGTTTTAATTACTTTACTTTTATAGAGTTTTAGAGCTTTCTCAATCGTAATGTGATTATTTAATTTTACTATTAGCATATACTACATATATCTCCCTCCTACAAAAAAGTTTTGACATTACCCATAAAAACACCTATTATTTTTAAAAATAAACAGGAAAATATGAAAATTAATGAAAAAGGGAAAAACTTCTCTACTACACGGGTTCAAAACAGCGAAGATTGTTTATGGAACGGTAGACTCAATCAAACTTAAATCACTTTACTTAAACATCCAAACTTGGGTTGAACCAATATACGAATGTGATAATTGGACAAGAACAGTTCTTAACCTAAGTAGGAGTATTAAACACTCAATCTACGAGTCAATAAACAAAGATATATTCAACGACAAATTTATTGTAGACTTAGATTTAAGGTCCAGCGGACTCAATCTAAACAAAAAATCGTTTATGAACCTTGAAATAAATTTTTATTTAATACAAGAAGATTTGGATTTCAAATGTAACGAAATAAAAGAATCATTACAACAAATAACAAAACAAATTTTTAAAGATAATTTTTTAGATAATGAAAATTTTAACTTTTATCTAACCAAAAACAGTAAAATCACAGAAGAATTGTTACAAACCGAGAATGTTTAATATTTATAAATAAAACATTCAAAATGAATTTAAGAATATTACAACCAAGTGAATCAGGGAAAGGTATATTAGTTGAATACGATGCTGGGTATATTAACCCAAATGATAATCGTAACGAAACATTAATTAGAGAATCTAGCGAAACTCTTGACCACACTAAACCAATTGAGTTTTATGCCGTATTACAAAAATATGATACCCCTAATAGAAATGGTAGATTATATCCTGAACGTATATTAAAAAGAGAGGCGGAGAATTATAAAAAAATGATTAAAAAGGGAACAGCCCTATCCGAGTTAAATCACCCGGAATCATCTTTAATCGATTTAGATAGAGTTTCTCACGCAATCACCGAAGTATGGTGGGAAGGTAATGTCCTAATGGGTAAAATAAAACTACTTACATCACCGGGATATCACGAAAGTGGTATTTGTTCAACCAAAGGTGACTTAGCAGCTAACTACCTAAGACAAGGAGTTACATTAGGTATCTCATCAAGAGGTGTAGGTTCCCTTAAAAAGATTGGTGAACAAAATGAAGTTCAAGACGATTTTGAATTAATCTGTTTTGATTTAGTATCATCACCATCAACCCCGGGAGCGTATCTATTCTTAAATAAAGAGGATAAACAACTATACGATGAGAACTTAGAAGAAGAGAAAAAAATGAGTGTTGAGAGACACGTTGGTGATTCCGGAAATAAATCGCTTGACTTAATGAAAAAATTAAACGATTATTTGGGTTACTAATAAAAAAAAACAAAATGGAAGAAAAGTATTTTATCGCAAAAGTTACCTTGGACTCAGTTGATGAGGCATCAGGTAAGATTAAAAAATTAAGAGAAGAAAAATTAGTAAGTGGTTACAACCCTACTGATGTTGAGGCGAAAGTTACCAAAGTTTTTGAACATTATACAATGGAGTGGAGAATTACCGCTATTGTAGAAAGTAAAATTGATGAAGTAATTGAGTAGTTAAATTTTTAATTATTAAGTAAAAGAGGACATATAGTCCTCTTTTTTTATGCTTTTTATTTTTTGGAGATATTTATCAATGTATAAAAACCTAACTCAATTTAAGTAAATTTTAAACTTTTTTTGAATTAGGAGATATTTATATATTAAAATAACAACAAAACGAAATGGCAAAAGAAAAATCTTTAGTTGAAGAGGCTATCATCCAAATGAAAAACTTGGAAGAAGCGGTAGCTGAAAATGCAAAAGGAATACTTGCTTCTACAATGAAACAAGAAATCAAAGACCTAGTAAAAGAATCTCTAACTGAACAAGACGAGATTAACCCTGATGACGTTGAAGTGGATGAACCTATGGGTTCTGATGATATTGCCGATATTGATATGGGTGATGATTCAGATGAAGAAGGTGATGAAATGGATACTGATGATACTGATGACGAAGAAGATATGGACTTTGGTGACGAAGAAGATATGGACGACGAGGAAGACACTATTGACTTAACTGACGCAGACGATGAAGAAGTACTTAGAGTATTTCAACTTATGGGTCCGGATGACAACATTGTCGTAACAAAAGACGACAAAGGAAACACTCACCTTAAAGATGAGGAAACCGGTAAAGAGTATATGATTGTTGGTGAAAGTGAAGAAGAAGAATTTGAAATGTCTGAAGAATGGGACGAAGAACTTGAAGAAGATGAGATGGGTGACGAATCTATTGAATCAATCGTTGAGAGAATGTTCGGTTCTGATGATGAAGACGAAGACGAAGTGGAATTTGATTTTGAAGAGTTTGACGAATCTGATGATATGGACGATGAAGAAATCGTTTATGAAATCGAAATGGATGAAGAAGACGAAGAAGAATTAGGTGAAGAAGAAATGGATGATGAATCTATTACTGAAGCTAAAATGTCTATCAAACCAAAAGGTGTTGGGATGGGTAATCAATCAAAATTTAAATTTAACAAATCACCTAATCAAGGAACAGGATTTAAAACTAAAATGAAAGAGGCTCCAAAATCTGTAGGAACAGGTAAAGCGAAATTCGAGTATAAAGAAGGTGAAAATTCAGGAACTAAATTAGGAACAAACAAAGTTGTTAAGAAAACTGAAACAAAAGAAGGTTCAACTAGAAAACCAATGGTTAAAAAAGTTGAAGGTAAAAAAGAAGAGACAAAAGAGGCTGTAAGAACTTTAGGTTCAGGGTCTAACTTTAGAAAAGGTGGTTTACCAAAACCAAGAGCTCATTCAAGTTTTAATACTGCTATCAAAGAAAGTAACACTAATTCAGAGTTACAAGTTCTTAGAGAAAAAAACGAAGAATACAGAAAAGCACTTAATGTTTTCAGAAGTAAATTAAACGAGGTTGCAATCTTCAATTCAAACTTGGCTTACGCTACACGTTTGTTCACTGAACATTCAACATCAAAACAAGAAAAAATTAACATTTTAAGAAGATTTGATGGTGTTGAAACTATCAAAGAATCTAAAAATCTATATCAGGTCGTTAAAAATGAATTATCCTCAGGAACTAAAACTCAAACTATGAACGAGTCAATTGAAAGAACAATCGCAAAATCACCTTCTACAGGAGCGGTTAACTTACTTGAATCAAAAACATATGAGAATCCACAGTTCTTAAGAATGAAAGATTTAATGGCAAAAATAAAATAAAAATAAATTAAAATTAATAAAAACCAAAAAAAATGGGAGCATTATTAGAATCAGGATTAGTTGGTAACATCGGGTTAAAACACCTTAAAGTTATCAAAGAAGACACAATCAACAAATGGGATAAATTAGGATTCCTAGAAGGTCTTAAAGGACACATGAGAGAAAACGTAGCTCAGTTATATGAGAACCAAGCGTCTTTCTTAATAAACGAAGCTACAGGTGAAGGTTCAAACGGTTCATTCGAAACGGTTGTATTCCCTATCGTAAGAAGAGTATTCTCTAAATTACTTGCGAATGAAATCGTATCAGTACAAGCTATGAACTTACCAATCGGTAAATTGTTCTTCTTCGTACCTAAAATTCAAGGTTACCAATCAGGTCAAGAAACTATCTTAGGAACTCAATTAGGTGGTGGTACTCACTACGGACCAATTGGTGCGGCTGATGGACAAACTGCGGCTGATGGTCAATCAGGAGCTGGTTACACAGGAGCAAACGCATTCAAGAAAAATCTTTATGATTTATTCTATGAAGGAAACGAAGGTCAATTAGACCCTCCAGGATTGTTTGACTACTCTAAAGGACAATGGTCGGCAGTTACTAAACCAACAACAGTTATGGTTTGGTCAAATGGTAGTTTAGTTGTTGCTGACGCAACTGCATTAGCTAACCAATTCAATGGAAAAAACATTAGAAAAGTAATCGTAGCATTATCAGGATTCACAACTGCTGGTACAGGTAAATTAATCGGACCAGACGGTAATGAAGTTGATACTGAAACTTTCTTATCTGATTTAAGAATCTACAGTGATTCTACAACTGCATGGACTTCAACAACATCACCTTGTAGTGTTGTAAGTGGGTCTACCGGAATAAACTCATTATTGTTTAGAGTTGTTACTCAACAATATGGTGAAGGTATCGTTTCAGGATTAAACGGAAGAGGAACTACATCATTTGCAACTACAGGTAATAACGGTACTTACAATGATACTTGTTCTCCTGCAGGAATCATCTACTTAGAAGTTGATTTATCTTGTCCAACTTGTCCTTCTTGTGGTGACACATTAGACGGTTATACAGGAACAACTATCGGAGTATTACCATCAACTGGGTTTACTGCTGTTTACAGACGTTACGCTGATATGGAATTTGAAGATAAAATCGGTGAGGTTTCTTTCGAATTAGATTCAGTTACTGTATCTGTTACAGAAAGAAAATTAAGAGCACAATGGTCTCCTGAGTTAGCTCAAGACGTTGCAGCTTTCCACAACATCGATGCTGAGGCTGAATTAACAGCTTTATTATCTGAACAAGTTGCGGCTGAAATCGACCGTGAAATCTTAAGAGATTTACGTAAAGGTGCGGCATGGAACTTACGTTGGGATTACAATGGTTGGAGAAGAATCTCTTCAACAACAAACTATACACAAAAAGATTGGAACCAAACTTTGATTACTGCAATTAACCAATTGTCAGCACAAATCCACAAATCTACTTTAAGAGGTGGAGCTAACTGGATTGTAGTATCTTCTGAGGTTTCAGCGATTATGGATGACTTAGAATACTTCCACGTATCTAATGCTTCACCTGAACAAGACCAATATAATATGGGTATTGAAAGAGTTGGAACATTAGCAGGACGTTACCAAGTATA